ATTAGTTCCAATGAATCGTCCGTCATCACTACCTTTTCCTTTAGTGTTGGCGGTTGCGAATACGTTGAAACCTTCTGCGGGCGTAACGAACTTGCCAATCTTCTTGAGGAAAACTCCTTTTCCTTCGAGAATAGATTGGAGGCAAAGAATTTTGTTGCTTGCGAGGTCGATTTCGTCAAGGAGCAGCACAGCACCCCGTTGCAAGGCTTCAACGACGGGTCCGTTGTGCCAAACGGTTTCGCCATTAACAAGGCGGAAGCCACCAATGAGATCATCTTCGTCAGTTTCAATAGTAATGTTTACTCGGATCAGTTCGCGATCCAGTTGAGCACAAGCTTGCTCAATAGAGAATGTTTTACCGTTACCAGAAAGACCCGTAATGAACGTCGGATAAAACAACCGCGATTGAATAATCTTGCGAAGATCGCCAAAATTACCAAACTTGACGAAGGTATTATCTTTTTCAGGAATAAGGTTTTGTTCTACAGAAGGAAGTGCAGCAGGTGCCTGGTAGGTTTGCTCAAGTTTTTCCTGAACAGTCAGGTTCCACTTACCACGACTAACTTTACAATCAGAAAGTTTATTAGTAACAGTTTGGTAGTTCGCACCATTCATTGCACACCAAGCACGAATGTCGGCGGCAGTTACAGACTCGCCATACACTGCTTGAAGAGAAGTGCGAATGTAGTCGGCAGAGAGAGTCATAATGTGTGGTCGTTCGTTTCAACTGAAGTTATTATACAAGAAAAAAGGGGGTCCGTGGACCCCCAGTGGACAGTTGGCAAACTGGATCAACCGTCGTTGGTTTCCAGTTCAGAAAGTTCTTGAATCAATCTTTTTTTACTATGGCGCTTATCAAGCTCAACACCAAGCTCTCTACCATATGCTTCTAACTCATCTTTGCTGAGTTCTTCAAGAGCGGTTTCTTCGACAGGTGCTTCGACAACTACTTCTTCTACAACAGGTTCGGGAGCAGGTGCTGCCTCAACCTTAGGTGCAGGTGCGGGTGCCGCCTTTTTACCTTTAAGTAAATCTTTAAATCTGCCCATTGTTCTATAAATCCAGTTTTCTATTATTTATTAAAAAAGGAGGTCCGAAGACCTCCTAGTAATTTATTTAAGTGAATCAAAAACGGCGTGGTTTGCCGTCGGCAGTAATCGATCCTGTTGTCTTTTTATCCCCTCCATTACCTCTACCTGTGGTAATTTTTTCACCATGAATATTTGTGCCTGGTTGTCTACGTTCACCTTTTGTATTATATGGTGAATTCTTGTTCCAAGGCATAAGATCGTGCCCACCTTTATTTCCAAATTCCCTAGATTTTGTTACATGATCAACGGCACCACGTACAGCACCTGAGACACCCTTTCCTATCCTCTTTAAAGTATCAAGAACTTCAAGAATCTCTTCTCTTTGCTCATCTTCCATAACGGACATAATGGTCAGTGCTTCCGATTCGGTAACACCTTCATCAATCAGATATGCTTGGATGAGATCAAAGTTATCATACTCTTCTCTGTTGAGAACTTCTTGGGTTCTTCTACCAACTTCTCTCTGTTGAGCATTTTGTGGGCGACGAGCATTGACTCTTGCTGCTTGAGCTTCAGGAGAGTTATCGGCAGGTTCAAGAGCTTTTCTTGCAACGGTTTTAATTGCATCAACAATACCTTCAGAATAATATCCCTCAGCTTTAAACTTAGGATTCTTCTTTCCAGTAAAGAGATCTGCAGCTCTGTTGCCCTTGGAATCTACAGTTGCTGCGTCTGGAACAACTTTAGCGGCAGGTGCAGTTTTTTTAGATGTGGCAGTAGAAGCCTGTCCCAGGGCTTGGCGTCCTTCACCTGAAGCAGGTGCAACTTTACTACCAGCAGCAGGAGTTGCAGTCTTAGAAGGATTCAGAGTTCTCTGAATCGTATCATATCCTGCTTGTCCAGGTCTTACTTTAGCGGCAAGTGCTGGATTTGCTTTTGCCCAAGCAGCCATTCCAGAGGTTTCTGCCTTCTTAGTTGCTGCTGCTTTTGCCTCAGGAGCAGCAGTAGCAATTGCTGCTCTATCTTTCTGATACTGTTGATTTCTAGGATCAGCAGCACCAGTTGGTCTTGCTGGAGCAGCAGGAGTAGCAGGTCTTGCTGGAGTAGCAGGAGCAGTGGTTGATCTGTCAGCAACAGTGGAAGCAGGTGGAGTAGTAGGTCTGGTTCCAGCAGGAGTTGCACGCTTACCAGTCAGGAATCCACCAACTAAGGAAGCACCAGCTCTAGGAATTGCAGTTTGATATCTGGTAAAAGCATTACTTGCTCTTGCAAGAGGATTCTGTGATGTGGTTTTTTGACCAACCAATCCCTGAGCAGCAGCACCTGCTACATCTTTAACACCAGCACCAACTTTACTGAGAGCACCACCAACTGCTCTACGTGCTTGACCAAATCTTTGACGAAGATCTGCACCAACATTCTGAGCACCGCCCATTCCAAGGAATTCATTCAGAATTCCTGGTTGCTCACAGTCAGCAATAAATGCTTCAGTGATTTCATCAAGAGTATACTCTTCGAAGTTAATATCCTCTTCAATACATGCAGCAACCCATTGATCTGCAGATTGATTCAGTACTTCTTCAGTGATAACTGGAGCGTATACCTGTTGGTATGCTTCAACCAGTGATTTTGCTTGTTTTCCGGTAAGTCTTTCCATTTGTATCAGTTCTCCGTGATTAATTCGAACCACTGCTCGCTCATACCATTAATAATCGAATCAGCAGATTCTACGTCGGATGCGTAACCTTCCTCAATGAGGTGTGTTACAACCTTTTCATAGATCTGTTTAGTTTCTTTTAATTTTTTAGGGGAAGGTTTCATCGCTAGACAGTTTTTCTATACATTTATTTATTCAAGCGATAAGTTCCACGAACTCCCCAAGGATCTTTTTATTCATCTTTTTACTACGAAGACTCTTAGCAAAAGCACTCTTAATTTGAGTCTTAGTTGCATCTTCTTTCACTTCAAACTCGGTATCTTGAGAAAGTGCATTGGCAGAAAGACCAAAGTAGGTATTATATCCAGAAGACTTAATAGAGAATGCTTTTTGCTTCTTCCAAGCAGCCATCGTTTTATCAAGAGTTTCTCCATAGTATCCACAATAACGGCGAATAAAAGCACCAGCATCGCGAGATTCGAGAACACGAATACCAATGAAGTTAGTATCTTTGAAAGTATCTTGAAGATTGCGAAGAAGAACGTCAGTAAACTCATACCACTCACAATCAAGAGAGTAGGTCATACCAGTTTTACGATCGCGCAAAAATGCATTGTGATGAATCGAACCAGTACCAATAAAAGGTTCATCTTCCCAACGACGTTGCAGTTCACGATCATACTTAGTCATACACGCCTCACCATCAGTAAGAACCACACACTGAACTTTTTGAAGTTTATGTTCTTGCTTAAACTGAGGAATGATTTGATGAAGAGAAATCATTGCCTCATTCAAAGGAGTTCCAGAAAGACCCATACCAACAGGAATCTGATAGGTAGAATAAAATTGGAATGAATAAGCAATACGGAAAATACTCTTCATTTGCTGATCAAGAGTTTTACCATTCACTTTGCTAGTGAATAGATTCATCATAGAGAACCATTCAGGAATGTGAAGAGTTCCATTGCGACGTTCATAAGCAAACTTACAGTTCCTCATATCTGCAGTTCCATCCTCATTATATTTCACCAGAGGATAATCACTTGTAAAAGCATAAACATCAAAAGGAATAGAAACTTTCTTACAGAACCAGATCAGATTATAGAGTTGTTTGATAGTGTCCAACATCACCTGACCCATCGAACCAGACCAGTCAAGAACAAACACTAGACCGTGATTCTTACCATCAGCAAGAGTGGTGACTTTTTTGAAGAGATCCTCATTGTATTTGTAGGTATGAAGTTTGGAACAGTCCAGAACACCAGTGCGGGCAGTGGAAGAACGGGAATAAGAATCTGCTGCTTTCTTACACTCAAACTCCTTGACCAGATAGTTAACTTCTTTCTGAGCAGACTTTTTGAACTCTTGGAACTTAATATCTACAATTTCAAACCTTTCCAGTTCTTGATCTGCCCACACTTCCTCACATCGTTGTTGGATTTCTGAGTTGGGAACAATGATTTTTTTCAGATCAAGTTTGGGAACTTCAAGATAGACATTCTCTTCACCAGCATGGTTTACAAGATTCTTAAGAGCTTCTTCTAGGGAATCGACAGTTTTAACTTCAGGTTCTTCATTGGTTTCACCACCCTGAGAAGAAGGTTGCTGTTGTTGCTCAGAGGTTCCACCATAAGAGTCAGTTTCACCAGGTTGCTCCTGTTCATCATTCTCACCCTCTTGCTGATCAGAAAACTCAGAACCAGGTTGCTCCGATCCAGAATCCTGCGCCTCAGGAGAATCCATCGGAGTCTTAGTTTCTTCCTCCTGTTTCTTCTTGCAGAACTCATACAGAATCTTAGAAACCTCCAGAACATCTGCAAAGGTTTCGGTATTTGCAATCATATCAATGATTTCTTGCTCCTCACCAGATTCAATAGGAATCTGAGCATAGTTACCAATCTTGAAGTACAAGTTAGCACGATCAGCAAGATTGAACTTACTCACATCTTCATCAGCAATCTGAAAGAAGTCTTCTTCAGCAAGTTCACTGTAACCGCGATAGAAGGTCTTAGAAAGACCAGCATAGCGGCGCTTCATCAGTTTCTCAATGCGAGCATCCTCAACCACATTTACAAATTGTGGAGGGATTTTATAATCTTTCAACCAATCAATATCTGGCGTATAAAGTGCGTGCCCAACTTCGTGCCCAACCAACATATCATAAACAAAGTTGCTTGCCTTTTCCCACATAGGCAGAGTCAGCACACGAGTGTGAACGTTGAACTGAGCCGTTTCACATTGCTTGTGCTCAACCACGAGATCCTCAGTGGCAAGGAGTTTGGCAAGTTGGGACTTGATTTTGTGGCGAACGGTCATCGGTCTGTTGCGTATGGACCTATTATACAAAAAAAGGAGGTCCGAAGACCTCCCAGTGGACAGTTATGAAAGTGGATCAGTCTCTTTCGTAACCTGCATACTTCTTCTCAATCTCAGCACGGAGTTTGGCGGCATCATCCTTTCTACCCTGCCTATCCATCGAAGCAGCTCTCATTTGCATCAACTCTTCAACATCACGATCAATCTTAGTCATTCTCTTTTTAGAAGGTGCTGTTTGTTTAGCAGGTTCTGTAGGTGTAGAGGATCTTGGTGTAGTTGGTGATGATGGTGTAGAGGATCCTGGTGTAGTTGGTGTTACATCAGCAAGAGTAGTTTGTTTACCTGTTGGAGCAGTTCCATTTTTACCTCCACCACCAAGTAAAGCAGCACTACCAGTGACTGCACCAAGTGTTACCGCACCGATTGCGATTCCTCTCTTGTTTTTATTAACAGCATTCTTAACTTTATCAGCAAGAGATGGTTGTCTCTTAACAATAGCACTGGTTGTTCCAGTTCTCACACCAGTTCCAGTTGTTCCTAAAGCGGCGGTAGCAGCAGTGGCAGCAGCGGCGTTTCTTCT